ATGATATCGGGGACTATTATGGGTTCGTCTATCGCATCACCAACACCATCAATGGGAAGTCCTACATCGGAAGAAAGTACTTCGTGCAGAAGAGAAAGCCAAGAGGAGCAAAGAGAAGAGTTACAAGCGAGTCGGACTGGAAGCGATACTTTGGAAGCTCTGAAGAACTTAAACAGGATATTAAGTGCATTGGTAGAGATTCTTTCCGAAGAGAAATCTTAAGTCTTCATACAACACTCGGACAAGTAAACTATGAAGAGACAAAACAACTGTTTCTTCACAATGTGTTAACTGAGGCACTTGACGATGGGACTCCAAAGTATTATAATAGCAACATATTAGGACGCTACATGCGTAAAGATTATGGTAACTTTGAAACAAACACTACGAAGAACTCGTGAATGGTCTATAGATAGAATGGAGACCTTAGTTCCTATAGGAGATAAGCATGCATTATATAAAGAGTTTGAGGAATGGATAGATATGGATGATCCAGAACACGATATATACTCACTTGCATACTTTGGTGAGGACAGTGAGTATGACATATAAGTACTCACCTCATCAGATGTTACTTCGACAAGAGGCACTTAAAATACTTTTAGGACAGTTTGGTGCTAAAAATAACGAAAGAGGTTTGCCTAAATATCAAAGTCATATCATATATGAATGTGCCGAACAGTGGGTTGCAGCAGGTAATTTAAACTGTGATGGCATTATTAAACATTTTCTGAGTTATTATGGAGGTTACAATGCAGAAAATTATTAACGGAATCGCAATTTTCTCAGGTGCAGTAGCACTTGGTGTGGTTGGTCTTGGTGGATATGTATTCATTCGCAAAGATGCAATCATAGACAATGTTAAAAGCAAGATCATGGAGTCTGTTTTACCCGGTGGACTTGGTACTGGAGCACTTCAAGGTTTAACTGGAGGTGGTCTAGGTCTTGGTGAGAAAGGTTTAGATATACCATCTGTTGGATTACCAGCACCTGATGCATCTGACGAAGCAGCACCACAGTCACCAAATTTACCATTAGGTTTTTAGAAAAATAAATCTTCTAAATAGGGCTGCATGACCCAAGTTTTAAAATGGCAGAGGCAGTTAAAAAAGAAGAGGTAAAGAAAGGCCCTCTAGGTAAATTAAAAGAGGCAGTAGATGATAAAGAAGAACAGATGGCGATCCTAAGTACCTTTGTGAGACTTGGGATCTTGATTTGGGCTGGTGGAATATTAACATTAAATTATGTACAATTTCCTGGCCTATCAAAACAGGATAATATTGATCCAACTTTCATAGCTTCAGTTTTCACAGGAGTTTTGGCTACTTTTGGGGTCGAAGCGGGACAACGGAAAAAGAATGCATCAGGTGGTGGTAGTGCAAATATATCCAAGAAGGATATGGAGATGCTCATAGAGAAAGCAACTCAGGCAGCACCCGCACAGACAATTAGACTAGAGCAAGCACCAATGGTTATTGCTCCAAGCAGTGCACCTAAGAAAGGATGATGGATAAGCAAGTGAAATGGGGTAAGTGGTTCGCTCTTAGTTTGGGTGGACTTATTGGTTTATCTCACATCGGTATGATTGGGTCATTATCGAATCGTGAGAGCAAATTACCTAGTATTAATTTACCAGTAGGCCCTTATACATCATATAAGGCAGATGTTAGTCATAACGGATATTACATAGAATATAAAGCAAACGATCCAAAGGTACTTCGTGTGGAAAGGGATAGTAATACAAAGGGTGGCTTTCTTGGGTTGGCTAACAACAAAGTTAAAACAGTTGAACAGTACACGATGGACGGTGCAGTTCACACAAAACCCAATAGTTCATCAACAACCATCGCAAACGGAAAGTCCGAAGCATGTATCAAAGCAATCGGAGGTGCAGAAGGAACAGGAAGACTCGTGGGTTCCAGTGTTGGTGCTGCTGCTGCTCCTACTCTCTCTAATATTCCCTTTGTTGGTTGGGTTGCTGCTGGTTGGGTAACAATGTTCTCTGGAAATCAAGGTGCTGAGATTGGTGGTCAGATGGCAGAAGATTTAAATAAAAATTGTTAATGAAACTAATCGATGGGTGCCACTCTTTAAAACTTGAGTGTGCACTCAGAGATTTAGGATTTGTAGATATCGGTTGGAAGTGTGTTGCTCATGCCGGTATCTTTTTTGTGCAACCAGTTGGTATCCCTGATGATCCAGAGGGTGATCTACTTGGATTCCATATCACAGTTCCGTATGCAAAAGACTACAAAAAGATTAAAATGTTACAATCCGCACGAAAAGCACTTGACTTTGCACAAGGAATTGACTAGATATAGAGTAGTAATAATTTTATAAATGATTTTTCTATCAAATCCACAGGTATGGACATTATCAGGAACATGGTCTGATAGAGCCTTGAGTGCATCAGGTCTTACAAATTTAGAGTTGCTGATGACAATTGATACAATACTCTTACCGATAATTTGTGTAGTGGGAATATATGCTTTGTCTACAAGAAAAAGAAAGAGAGTTTAAGCAATCATAAGCATTGCTTTTTTTAACTCTCTAGAATGGTTTAGTTCGTCTTGTGCAATCTCAGCGATTTTTTTATCTTCGGGATGATATGCACTGTATTTTGTGTATGTCTCAAAGGCATGCTTTTCAATCTTCATGTTGATATCATAAGCGTTAGTAGGATCAAGGAGATAATACCCAACCATGATCCAATAATAAACCAGAACAAGATGCTTGGCAAAGAAACGGTCGATCCAATATTTATTGCCTTCCCTGAGTTCCATTTCTTCCAGATGTTCTGTTTCATTTAATGCCTGATAGAAGTGTTCCTTCATTAAGTATATATGATCTTCACCGCGAAGGCCAAGTGATTCACGAAAATGTAACACACTGATAAATGAGAAGTAGGGTGCTCTTGCAATAACTTCTAATACCCAGAATCTTTGAAAGTCTCTACCCCTGTAGAGAAAATCTAAGATGTATATGGTTACATCTAAAACCCATGTGTTAAATTTTTTCATACCCAAGCATAATTGATTGATGTGTAAACTGCTATACAGATGAATCCAAACAGAATAGTCGTTGATTTAATTGGTAAATTTTTCATCATTCCTCCTTTTTTATTGAATCCAAAGAAAAAGGATGTTCGTGTAGATACGGAACATCCTCCCTTGCGTGTCTTACTGCTTCAAATGCGTCATCCGC